ACATATGCGCTACAACGAGGTTGCCACAAAGGCCAACAAGTTGGAGCAGGAGCAGGAGCGTACCGAAGCGAAACGGGACGCCGCTGTTGTGGAGCCTTCTGGTTCCAAGCAGGCGGGGTCCTCGTCAGCGCCGGTGGGACAGCCCTCTTCGATCCGAGAGGCGTTTATGGACGCCAAGCGTTCCCTGTCTTCATAGACAACAGAGAGAGGTAACAGATAATGGCTGGTAACAGCAGTTTTGACGAGATTCTGTCTACCACCCTGAAGAACTACGTCCCCAAGTTGACTGACAACATTTTCAGCGCAAGACCATTGTTTTATGCGTTGACGAACGGTCAGACGATTCGGCGTATTTCAGGTGGTGCGAAGATCGTCGTCCCGATTATTTACGGGACAAACAGTACGGCTGGTTCGTACAGTGGAACCGACACTATTTCCGTGACGGCTCAGACAGGCATTTCTGCTGCTGAGTATTCGTGGGGTCAGTATGCGGCCACGGTTACGATCAGCGGCATTGAGGAAGCCAAGAACAACGGCGAAGCCGCGATCATCGACCTGCTGGAAGGCAAGATCTTCCAGACGCAGGAAACGGTGATTGAGAACATGAACACCATGTTCTGGGCTGATGGCACAGGTAACAGCAACAAGGACTGGAACGGTCTGGACCTGATTGTTACAAAGCCCAACACTTCCCTTGGTGGGATCGACCCGACTGGTGCGGGCAACTCGTTCTGGGCGTCAACTGAGACAAACCAAGGTGGTGCTCTTACCACCGCTGGCATGGCGACCCTGTACAACGACGTTTCGGTCGGCAACGACCAGCCGACCATCATCATCACCACGCAGGCTTTGTACGAGAAGTACGAGGACCTTCTGGATGATCAGATTCGGTACACGGATACCGATGTGGCCGATGGCGGGTTCCAGAACCTGCTGTTCAAGGGCGCACCCGTCACCTTTGACGGGGCTTGCACCAGTGGCGAGATGATGTTCCTCAACACCAAATACCTACAACTGGTGGCTCACAGCGATGTCTGGTTCAAGCCGACACCGTTCGTGCGTCCCACTAATCAGGATGCTGTGTTCTCACAGTTGCTTTGTTACGGACAGTTGACGTGCAGTAACCGTGCACGACAGGGTTATCTGTTCGGGGCTACCTGATAGATGGTTCGTTGCCACGGGAGGCATCATGGCACGGGGTTTCGCATACGCATACAAGAAGGGCCAGCGCCCCGCAAATGAACCTGCGGGAAACCATAAGACGCTGAAACCCGAAGGTCACGCCGTCGGGCCTGACCGTCGTATACATCGTGTGAACCCCACCCCCACCTATGATGTCCCCGTGGCAACACCTTCTGTGTGTGTTGCCACCACGAAAGCCGGGGACCCCTGCAAGGGGCATCCGGTTGGTGATACCGACTCCTGCGTCTTTCACACGGCGTAGGGCCGCGTTATGCAACTAAGCGACATGCGTACCCACATACGCAGTGTGGTTGATATTACGTCGAACGACATTGCCGATACGACAATGAACTGGTTTATCCGTGAAGGATACGATGCGATTGTCTATTCGGAGAAGCGTTGGCCGTTCTACGAGGCAACTACAACCTTTGACACGGTTGCGTCCACGAAGGACTATTCGTTGTCCGACGTTGAAACAAACCTGTCGGTAACACATGACGGTGTGACGTTCTCTGGGGCATCTGCGCCAAAGAATGTAGGGATGCGGGACATAGCGGCGTTGAAGACCGCCAACCACGTGCTGGAGTTCATCGGCTACGACGACGCTGACGTGATCTATCCATTGGATTCAAACACGACGGGTGAGCCGTGGTATTGGACGTTCTGGAATGACACGGTGCGCCTGTATCCCACGCCGTCGTCTGCTACCACTGTTTATGTTCGCGGATACCGCAACGCCGTGGAGTTCGGTGGGAACACGGCGGTCTACCGTACGGCTATTGCCGATGCCAACACACCTGATTTGCCCGACCCGTTCGACAACGTGCTGTCACTGTACGGTCTTTACCGGGCGTACCAGCAGCAGGAAGATCCGGGGCTGGCAAACCAGTACTTTACGTTGTTTACCGCAGAGTTGGACAATCTACGGGCACGGTACGAAGATTTTCCCTCTCCGCAGCCTGTGGTGTTGAACTCGCGGCGGGTGTCGCGTTGGCGGTCACAGATGATCCTGCCCGCCCGTCTGCGCTATTCTTGGGAGTAGCCAGTGCCGTTACAGATGTCTCCGCCGAAGGTTTCGGCCACCGACCAGCCCTACCGTTACGACGAGAAGTCGGACTTCAAGGGTGGTTTGAACCTGCGCGCCGACCAGTTCAACATTGCGGAGAATGAATCCCCTGCGTTGTTGAACGTAGACGTGGACCCGCGTGGCGGGGTGCGCCGCCGGGATGCTGTGACCAAGGTCAATAGCACGGCGTTGGACGACGACATCGTAAACCTGATAAGCCACTACGAAGAGGGGCAGAATCAGGTTTTGGCTGCCGTGGCTACTGCCACGGAAACAAAGTTGCTGTGGAACGACGACGTGACGGGGGACTTTGATGGAACCGTGTCGTATGGCGGCACTGACGTGCAGTTCGACACGACGCAGCCGCCACGGGGGGTCACATTCAACGGTTACACGTACATTGTCAACGGGAAGTTTCTGACCAGCACGGGGCACACCACGTATTCTGTGGTGCGGTGGAGTGGCGCTGATGGTTCCACCGCTTTGGCGACACCCGACATTGACGGATCTGACGGACATTTCCCCAACGCCCGGTATACGACCACATGGGCCGAATACATTTGGGTCGCCTACACGTTGGAGTCAGGCACCACTCACAAGAACCGGGTGCGCTGGTCGAAGGTCAACGACGCAGAGAACTGGACAGCCGCCGACTACATCGACATCGACATCGGAGAGGATGGCGACCACATAACGGCCATTATTCCCGACGCTGACCGGTTGCTGGTCTTCAAGGAGAACAGCATCTACGCGATCTACGGGTTCAGCAGCGACTCGTTTGAGGTCAGGAACATTACACGCACGGCGGGATGCCGGGACGGCAGCCAACCAGTGGCAGCCACGGCAGGTATCTTCTTCTGGTACGCGGAGGAAGGCATCTATCTGCTGTCCTATGATGCGTTGGCTTGGGCGTTTGAACGAATCAAACCAGCCATGACCTATGACGTGGGGCAACCTGCGTTGACATTGGGTACTGCCCCGTCACTCATGTGGTTTGATGAACGGCTGTGGGTGTCGGTGGACTACCAGTCCGACGACAACGTTTCCGGGTCCAACCAGAACAACCGCCGCAATGTGTTCGTATGGGACCCGTCGTTGACGGAAACAGGGGCGTGGATGCGCCACGACATAAACGCACGTTCTCTGCTGGCGTACCGGCCTACCGGCGACACCCACCTTGGGATCGCTGCTACGTCTGTAATCACCGATGTTGCAGAGTTCAACAGGATCTCCAAGTTGGATCAGAACGCCGACGTGGACGACTACGGGGCTGGTTCAGCGGACGAAATCGTTTCCTACTATCAGACTGGCTGGTTTATCGGGAACCGTCCCACATTCCCGAAACGGTGGGGGAAAACCCGGACAGTGCTGTTGGCGGACAACAATCTGCGAATCTACATGTACATCTACAAGGACTACGACTTGAGTGGGTGGGTGAGTCCGGCTTATTACAAGGATATTACGGGGATGGATTCCCCGGCGACATGGGATACGGACCCGTCGGGGTCTGGTGACGGCGTGTGGGACACGTCCGAATGGCAGGCGGCGGGCACTTCTGACCGCTATCTGTTTGCCCGGTGGCCGACAGTTGGGACAGCACAGGCTATTAGTTTAAGGTTTAAGGTTTCTCCCTCTGTTTCCTTGCGGGGCAAGTGGGGGGTTACTTCGATCATCGGAATGTACAGGACGCGGAGGTTGCGGTAGTGGCTGCTTTGGCCAAAACGTATTCGTTCACTGCTGGGACGGCGATTGTCGCAGCGGAGGTCAACGAAAACTTTGACGATGTTGTTGATTGGGCTACGGGTACGCCCACGTTGTCCGCGTCGGGGTCTGCTACGACTGTCAGCGGCACGTTGGCGGTTACCGAACAGGCCACGTTCAGCGATCAGGTGTACTTGAACGGCAGTACGCAACGGATCTGCTATGAGGGTTCCACGGCTGACGCATACGAAACATTTATTGCTGCTACGGATGCTACGGCGGACAGGACGATCACGTTTCCCGACGCTACGGGCACCGTTGCTTTGCATGGTGACGGTAACGCCAGCAGTATTATCTCAAACTCAGTATTCAACTAAGGAAAGACAAACATGGCAACATACTCCAAAATCGTACTGTCGGAATCAACCGATGGTGTGGGCATCCTCGTTGACGACGACGCTACTGCCGGAAAACTGATCCATGAGGGATCGGGTACTGCTGCGGATTACGACGAGGTGTGGATCTATGCGTCCAACATCTCAGCAGCAGATAAGAAACTGACTATTGAATGGGGTAGTACCTCGGTCATTATCGAACAGACGGTTACCACGGAGGCTGGTCTGGTACTGGTCGTTCCGGGTCTGGTTCTGAAGGGCAACGCCACAGAGATCGAAGTGCGGGCTTTCGCTGAGGATACTTCATCTATTTGCCTCTACGGTTACGTCAACCGCATAACTGCCTGATAAATGTTTCGTCAGGACCGCACCAACCCGTCCACCGCCGTATCCAACTGGCGGGGGCGGCATGACGCGCCGAAGGCGTGGCCTTCGACGGCTGTGTCTACTTGGTTGAATGGTGGCCTGTTCGCTGGTGGTGAAACGGGCGCAGGCTATTTCGGCGGCGGGTTCGGCCCCGGCTTTTCGACCACGGTTGACAGGTTCGCTTTCCCAAGTGACAGCAGCACCACGCTGGGGACGGGGTTGTCGGCGGGCACCTACTCCTTGGGTGCTATGGCTAATAGCGGGACGGCGGGGTATTTCGGCGGTGGCAACGCGGCCGCCCGCGTGGACACTGTCGATAAGTTCGATTTCTCTGATGATTCGCGTACGACGCTGGCCACCGGTTTGTCGGCGGTGAATCAGAATCTGGCTGGTATGGCTAATAGCGGCACGGCTGGTTATTTCGGCGGCGGCTATGGCGCATCTGGCTGGACTGCGATAACGACGGTTGACAAGTTTGACTTCTCCGACGATTCACGAACCACGCTGGCGACAGGGTTGTCGGCGGGCACCGCCGACCTTGCGGGGATGGCGAACAGTGGCACGGCGGGGTATTTCGGTGGTGGCACCACGGGCAGCCGCGTAGACACTGTCGATAAGTTCGACCTCTCTGACGATTCTAGCGCCACGTTGGGAACAGGGTTGTCGTCATCGCGCGACGCCTTGGCTGGCATGGCGAACAGTGGTACGGCGGGATATTTCGGCGGCGGCAACGTGGCCGCCCGCGTGGACACTGTTGACAAGTTCGATTTCTCTGATGATTCTCGCTCCACGTTGGGTACGGGTTTGTCGGCGGCGAACCGGTATCTGGCAGCGATGGCTGACTCGGGAACTGCTGGTTACTTCGGCGGTGGTGACACGGCCAGCGCCGTGACCACTGTAGACAAGTTTGCGTTCTCTGATGATTCACGAACCACGCTGGCGACGGGGTTGTCGGCGGCGCGTAAGTATCTGGCGGGTATGGCAAACAGCGAGACTCTGGCATGAACATCCACGACGCCATCGCAGAAATCCAGCAGCCGCGCAGCCGCTACCAGTTGGTCCATTTCGTGTTGGGTCAGCACGACACGCCAGAGATGCAGTTCTACCAGTTGATGCTGGAACTTCAGGACATGGGGTACAAGTTGCGGATGGCTGAACTGAACGTCAGGAAAACCGAGGTGGAGATCACCCGCCTGCTGGAAACGGGCGACGAACTGGACGCCTTGGAGGCTGAAGAAAAGCAGGTCGGGTTGGAGCAGACACAGATTGTGATGAAGGGTGCCCAGCGGGAGATCGCCATCTTGGAGGACATCTTCAACACCTGCCAGCACTACACAAGGGACGAGATCGAACACGCCCAACCTGAGTATTGGCAGAAGCGCCTGACGCGCCAGACGAACTTGCAGATGATGTCAGGCAATGTCGGCTGGGCGCAGTTGGATTCGATGCGTCAGATCGGACTGCTTGACGATCTGGTCGAAGCCCGTGAAGCACAGATAGCCGAACAGGTGACACAGGAGTTGGCCGAATGACCTACCTCAAATGGAAACTCTCAGAAGGAACTTGGGGTACTGGTCCTGAAGAAACCATCGCTGACCGTGGTGGTCGGGCCGAAGCCTCATGGGCTGTTGACGCCAGCGGCTACCGCATCGGCTACCTGACCCAGACAGCAGCGTTGACGGGTTTGGAAACGTGGGATGTCACCGAAGTAACCGAAGCGCAGGCGCTCACGTTCTGTCAAGCAATCTGGGAGGACGCCGAGGTCCTGCCTGACGGGCGCATTTCAGGGCCACCACCAGAGGACATTGAATGACCGAAACTGTGCTAGAAACCCCCGCCCCCGCCTGCACCATACAAATAGGTGGTACAGCGTGCCCTTTTTGTGCAGCGCCCATGCAACGCGCAGGCTCATGTCTGGTGTGCCCCATGTGCGGTGAAACGAGCGGTTGCTCCTGATGGAATGGATCGGCTTCGCAGGACTGGTAGCCGCCGCTCT